GTGTAATCCGCGTTTGCACATGATCGGCTTACCGTCTATCTCCAGCCATTCGCCTTGCTTTGGTATCGCTTCGCCGTTGCGCAACTTATCGCCAGTGAAATGCCATGCTAGGATTGTTTTGGTCATGATGTTTCCTTGTTGTTTATACAATGTCTACTAATACGAAACCAAGAGTAGAAGGCCCGAACCCTGTATCGCAGGAACTTCAGGCCACACTTATACCATCTCCGGCAAAACGCCAGGTAAGGTTGGGTGTCGTAACTTAAAGAGAATGGGAGCAGCAGGTCAGATGGTGATTGTTGTCCTGACTCATCGTTAACTAACACCCAAAGACGCCTAGGTATAGCGATTACTTAAGGCGATCTACTGCTCCCAAAAAGGAGGGCTACGAGGGGAGCAAGCCCTAGGCTTTATCATTCACCTCTGGCTCCTGTCGTGAACCCTCGTAGCCAAATCTCGTAATAAAGAAGACACACCCCTTAAGCGCATCGCTATGGCGGAAGACTTACAAGGGAGTGTGTAGGCCGTTAGGCCGTAAGCTTTGATTTCCATTGTGCTGCGTTCGCAACCACTCTGGCAACTTCAGCAGCACCGTACATATCAAGTGTAGGAACAACTATTGGTATAGTTTCGCGCTTCTTAATCATCTCACCCTTGAGATTCGCACCGCGTGAGACTATCTTGAATTGCTTTCTGTTTCGCCCCATTACAAGGCCGAACTGGACACGTCGAGAGCGTTCCTTTTCAAGTGAAGCAGCTTTGTTGATTTGCCCACATACTGTCTTGCACTTGTTACGCCCCATGTAAGTACGCTCATCAGTCGATGAGTCCTCGACGAACCAGCCGTTGTGGTCTCTGCCAATCACGGCTCGTTGTACTCGCATATCTCCCCCCTTCGTTAAAAAGTCCACGTTTAAGGCTTGAACGTGGAACCGGAGTTACTGCCTAAGCAGTGACAGTTTCGCTCTTAAGGGCTTCGGCGGCTTTTGCCTGTCCAGCACATGCTGTTGACAGACCAGTGAGCAGCTTTGACACGTCGTGTCCGGCTTCACCGAGTCTCGCAGCGATCGTTCGCGCCCAGACTTCAGGCGAGTCATCGAAGTTCAGCGAGAAGCGAGTTGCATCGACCTTCTCGGTGTATTCGTTGATCGCAAGTTCGTCCATTGCGTACTTCACAGCGGACTGGATGATGCTTCGCAGCTCACCCAGTCGAAGCTTCTTCTCATCTGCATCGAAGACCTTAGCTTGCTCTAAGATGGCAAACTGATCCAAGACTGCATCGAAGATATCGACTCCGTACTTGATCTCGCCGTACTCAACCAAGCCAGTTTCCGGTGACACAACAGGCTTCTTGTCTGCATCACGTTTGACGGGCTTCAGGTTGCCAGCAACCACTTCAGCAACGATAAACGTAGCCAAAGACCTGCCAGCCGACTTGCCTTCAATGATCTGCGTGGCAATAAGCACCAGGCATTCACTGAGGGATTCCGCGTTATGAATCATTTTCATAACAGCTCCTAATTTGCGAGATTGTAGGGTCTCGCACTCCCTATGGTTAGAACATAGGAAGGAAGGAAAACAACAAGACAAGACTGCAAACCATTGGATTTACACCAATAAGCTATTGCGGGTTCCTTGGGTGTAGCTCCCCGATGCCACTCCCATGAGTGGCGGGGAAGTATCAGATAAGCAATGCGCCTTCAGTTGGTATGTCTACGTAAGAGATAGAGAAGATTCCGGTGTTATCCGGAAAGCTCTCCCGCTCCTGTATTGCAGCTATTGCATACGTGTCTGTTTCTGCAATAACTTGTCGGATCATAGGCAATGTCGCAAAGTCTTGCGGCATAATTATCGCCAACGTCCACAACTTCATAGTAGCTCCATTCTCCCATTATAGGGGAGCTACACCCAAGTTTAACCGAACACCGTTTCGCGGAGTGCAGTCTCGCCTGTTGGATAGTTCTATTTACCCTCACATTCTAAGCAATAACACCAGTGATGTTACACTCTGGCATTAAAGTCACCTCTATCAAGGTGATAGTGAGCCGGTGTCCGTCTTATACGCAGCCTACCCATGTATAGTGCTCCACGTATCTCCGTAATGTAGTTTCCAAGCCACATTCGGCGCGTCCCTGTCTCGTCAGGATACACCCCAACGATGCTAAAACGACATCAAGTGCCGTTAAGTTCCTAAATCATAGCCACCAGAAAAGGAAAAAGACAAGACTATCCCGAAGGATAGTCCCGTCCTGTTGTCAAATTTGCAGTTCCTTGCGTATCGCCATAACTCCGTTATGTTTCACAATATCAGTAACGAACACTCCGTTACCGTCTCCACGCGGGTTTTCGACACCTTTGTAGAGTCTATCCATCCTGCGCGCATGTATGCTACGACCAGTTTTCCCATAGTCCTTGCCGCCCTGTGCGACTGTTACCAGTGGCTCGTAGCCATAAGTAGTTCGCATATGCCCTTGTCTAAGGTAATCAGGGCGTAACACCCCGTCATTATCGCGTTTCCACGAACCCCTAGCCTTGGCTGGCTGGACTAGATTCACGTGCTTCTGTGCTATATCGTGAGACTTCATTACCATTACTGGCTTTATGCAGCTTGTCACGTTGCCCAGAATACCTGCAACTGCTCGTCGCTCTGCGCGATTGCGGCGTCTTTGCGCCCCAGACCGCTTTGTTGCCATAAGCAACCCCTCTCTGGTGGTGGGTCTGCCGATTTATTCAGCGACCATCTTAACCATTTACAAACATGGGGTGTACCCCTTGCCCCCCCCGGGGTGTTAAGCTTGCTACGAGTGAATGCATCGTCATTCCCTCGAAAAAAAAAGGAAGCCCTGGCTCTAAAGGGTGGTCTCTTGAAAAAAAAGGGGGAAACAGGTAGTAGACCATAGACGAGAATCGTCTACTAAGTGTCCTATATGCGGTGTTTTACCATTATTTTCGTCTACTAGCACTTTTATCATTGACTAATAGACAGGAATGGTCTAGTATGTGTGAACGATGAAGGAGGACAAAAAGAAACGAGGGTGGGTGATTACGCTGCTTGAGATAGCGGAGGTTACAGGGCAGAGCCTGGAGGTGGTCAGGGATCATAAGCAGGACGGCAGGCTGGAACCGTGGGATTTGCAGGAGTTGTCGGAGTATGTGGTTGGGATCAAATTGAGGAAGGGGAAGAAATGAACGATTTTCAGAAGCTTGTGCTTAGGGCGTTGGCTGCGATACTGTGGCGGGTGATCTGGCAGAACAGTTCTTCGATGCTGAACAGTTCCTTTGCGGAGCATGAAGGTCTGGTTGAGGAATTACGGGATGGAGCGAATGGTGGATGGATGGGCTGAGCATCGCTGTCATGCCTATAGTTGGGGTGGCTACTGCTGTAGGCGTGGGGTGGTTAATAATCACAGCGAACATCAAATGGGCCAAGAAAATCTGTGGGGAAAGCAAATGATTACGAGCGCAGTAGTGAAATTTGAACGCAACCCGAAGCGTGAGGACTTGGGAAGCGTGTTGTTTGAAGTGAATACAGAGGAAGGCATTCTGGTTTCAAAGCGGCTCGGTATTGCGATAGAGGGTATGAAGGAACAATTCAGAGTAGCTTGCGAGAAGGTACTTCAGGAGATGGAAGATGCAGGAGAACAATCATGACTACAGATACGGCAACTCCGGTAGCAAGGCGTAACCTTGAGGATATACCGGATACTCCAATACTGCATACGCCAGTTGCGCCGCCACTGGTTACTACAGCCGCAGAGACGGGTGCAAGAACAAGCCTACTCGAATATCGTCCGCAGCCTGATGAAGCCATCGACAATGCAGGCTTAACGCTTGCACAGAGGCGGTGGCTTGAGGAATATCTACAAGATATGGCTGGCGGAAATAGGGGAGCACCATACCATGTAGGGCTGATGCAGGAGATCATAGCCATATACGACGACAGAGAGATCGATATGCTTGAGCGGATGTTTCGCATAGGGGCGGTACTGGAAGGGGCGCGAGACAGGAGTACGCCTGATCCGGCAGAGGATTCACAAGGAGCAATCCATAATGTTGCAGAAATGAGTGGTATGTCCACGACTGTACGTTCACCAGGAATGGCGGGGAACACTGGCGGAGAATAGAAAGGATAAGTGATGATAATGGCGGTTCTCAAGGACATAGTTATGAAGGCGTTTCCGGAAACCAACACTTGTGTTGTGGATTCGGCATCACAGAAGGGGTTTGAGTTCCTGATAAAGCAGTTCACGACTGCACGGGCAATCAAGCTTGCTGGTGATGACGTTAATGATTTCCTTGATAAGATCAGGGAACTCGGTCTTTCATACTCTTTCAGGCTCGGATAATGGCGAAACTGTATTACAAGGAAGTGATCGTTTCGGCATATTTCAAGGAGATGGGTCTACCACCTCCTACGTATGAGTACCGCCATATCCCCAATCGCAAGTTTCGCCTGGATATCGCATGGCCCGAACTGCGTATCGGCATCGAGGTACAGGGTGGCCTGCATATGAAATCAGGGCATTCCACAGCCTCTGGCCTCCGGAAGGATATGGAGAAGAGAAACCTGGGTCTTATAGAAGGCTGGCGCGTCCTGGAGTGCGAACCAGCCAACCTGTGCATGAAAGAGACTGTTGACATGGTAAAGGCGATACTGTAAGCAAAGGTTACAAACCCCGTTGGAAGAGTAAAAAGAAAAGGAGATAGTTATGGCTACATCAAGAAAAACTGGCAGACGGAGAACACCTGGAGCATGTGGAGGAAAGCCGCGTAATGATGGCAGTAGCGGCGGTAAGGGTAATCGAAATACATCACGGCAGCCTAAGAAGCGAAAGTAACCATCTGGGCGGTAGCAACCCTGCCGCCCTTTTCACTATGAACTTTACATTCATAACAGAAGACGGAAGATGCGAGATACCCTATCAGGACTATCTGAACTCTCCGCTTATGGCGAAAGTCAATGACCCAGACAGGCTCTTCCTTAATCTGGGTCTCACAGTAATCACCTACGACCGCCAGTGGCTCTCTGAGCATAAGAGCGAGAAGGACACCTTCTTCACGCTGAAGCGTATGCAAGAGGAAAACCCGCTGCAATTCTTCATGCCCTCGGCCATAGATAAGGGTGAAGCGCTTGGTTTCATGAACGACCACGACTCTGATGTGCGTATCCTTACTGCCGGAAACAGGCGCGGCAAGATGCAACCAATTAACACTCTTGTTATTACTCCTGACGGAGAGCGTCGTCTCGGAGAGTTGCAAATGGGCGACATGGTGTTTGCGCAAGACGGTAAGCCGTACCCTGTAATCGGTATATACGAGCATCTGGATAAGCCGATTTATAGGGTAAACTTCGGTGGCGGTCAATCAACGTTCTGCGGCCTGGATCATTTGTGGATATACATGAAACACTCGCGCATGTACCACAAAGAGAAGGTCTTCACCAAGAAGTACAGAGGCTCGAAGTTCGGTGAATACGAAGTTCTGTCTCTGCGTGATATCATAGACAAGCAAGGTTTCAACGCTTCTGCGCAACAGAAGGGCTGCATTCCCTCGTGTGAACCTGTTGAGTTTACTGGCAACGTAAAGACTCCGTACCTGATAGGTGCACTCATAGGCGATGGCGGGTTAAGTGGTAGTGGGGTGAAGTTTTCCAGTGCTGATAATGAAATTATTGAAAGAGTCGGATTAGAGGCCAAGCAATACGGGGCGGTGATAACGTATTCAGCAAAATACAACTACAGGTTAAGCTCTCCTGTTGTCCGCGACGAGAAAGGCTATTGCAAAGCGTCACCATTGCAGGCTCACTTACGACAACTTGAACTCATGCCTTCGCACTCCTATACGAAGTTTATTCCTGATGACTATTTGTTCTCGTGCATCGAGGATCGCATGGAGCTTCTTAGAGGACTGATGGATACTGACGGAACTAATGCCGAAGCCAGGTCGTCATTCTCAACTGTGAGCAAGAATCTTGCTGATGATGTCGTGTTTCTTGTCAGATCGCTTGGCGGAAAAGCGTATTATTCGACAAGGCAGACATCATTTACATACAGAGGGAAGAAAAAGAAGGGCTTGCTATCATATCGTGTTTATATCTGGATGTGGGAAAATCCGTTTTTCCTGTCGCGCAAGGCAAACAAATGGCAAGTGCCTGTATTCAGAAAAGAAAGACTTGTTGAAGATATTGAACCAGCAGGGAACGCAGATTGCAGGTGTATAACAGTCGCTTCTCCAGATGGATCATATCTGTGCAACGATTTCATTGTCACCCACAATACTGCGACTGGAGTGGTTGACATCATCCTTGATGCCTGCCCTACCAACCCGAAGTGGCCGATCTTCTCGAAGCACGGCGTGGAACACAGGAAGTTCTACAAGCCGCTCCAGTGCGGTTTCGCGACCTACAACTGGAACGTCTGTCAGCGTGTCCTCTGGCCTGAGATACGCAAATGGATACCTACATCTGAACTCGGTGAATACAATCCACTGCTTCCAGGGCATAAGGATATAGCATGGCGAGTTAACCCTTCCATACAGCTTGCGTCTGGTTCTACCTTCTACTTCTTCTGCTACGAGCAGGATCAGGCGGCATTTGAAGGGCAGGCTTTGGACAGGTGGGGGTGGGACGAACAGGGCGAACATGCCAAATTTAACGGTGCTGACGAGCGATTACGCACACGTAAGGGGCGTCATAGCTTTTTTCTTACGCCTCACAAGGTTGAGGGGAGGTCTGATACAGGCGCGAGATCGTATATCCACAAAATGGTGAAGGATTCAAAGATAACCGGACGATCCGCAGGGCATACCGTGAAGACGTACAAGATCGGTGTCGACGATGTTCCGGACTGGGTGTACCCTGAAGGCGAGAAGAAGAAGGCGTACGAGAAATGGGTTACGCGCCCGAAGGCTGAAAACAACGTGAAGATGATGAAAGAAGGCCGATCAAGGTACTTTGGAGACTGGCACGACACTGGTGGATTGGTGTTTGACGAGTTCGATGACAAGTACCACCTGGTTGACCCTTTCGTGATCCCTGACTCATGGACACGCTACCGTGCGGTGGATCACGGCTCGACCAATCCAACAGCTTGCCTATGGGCGGCAGTCTCGCCCGAAGGAGTCATCTACCTCTACAGGGAATATTACATGGCAGGCCTTGAGATATCAGAGAATGTGCGCCGCATCGTAGAGGCATCCTGCAACAAACTGCTCCCTATGGGTCTCACGAAAGCTGGAAAAGGTGTGTTTTACGAGCGATTCAACGAATCCTTCGACAAGGAACGATACCATAAGACCGTTCTGGACTCCCGCAGCAGCAAGTTCAAGGACACAATGACGCAGCTTGACATCGGCAAACTGTATTCCTGGTCTGGACTCCGGACTACCCAGGCAGCAGGATTCAAGACGGAAGTGACCGTTCCCGTCGTGAAAGACCTACTGACAGCGAAGCTCGACAAGGAGACTGGTGAGGTTTTAGAGGGATATCCTCGAATCCGCGTGTTTCGCAATCTTGCGAATTTCCTCAACGAGATCAGAGGATACGCCTATCAGGAGTTCAAATCATCCAAAGTAGCCGACGAGTCCAACCAGAAAGAGACTCCGATCAAGAAGAACGATCACCTCATGACCGCGTTAATCTACCTTTCAATGATACCTCCGCGCCATATCAAGGGCAAATGGGGATCATTTACGCCAGTTCTGGAGAAAACCGAAGAAGAGGAAGAAGCATATGACCGCAAACGTGAAAACAGATTCATCAAACACGATCCCTATACAGGCTATTGATCTGACTATGGGGGTCACGATACTCCCGTACATGGACTGGCTGTACTTCCGGCGCATGATAAACCCTGATCCTGACGGTATCGTCCTTCCGGACAGATCAAGGGAAGATTGCGCATGGAACGAGTTGATAGCTTACGGGCCTGGGTGCAAGTACATGGAGCCTGAATTCATAGGTATGATAGCCAAACTGCCAGCCATACACAACGACCTTCACAGGCTTGGGTACATCTATGAAGATAACAACGGCGAGCTCGTTGAACCCGAAGAGTGGTGCTTCAGGGAATCGGTATTCATAGATATAGTCGGGTATCTGGTGAAAGATACTTCTCAAAAGTGATAAAATAGTTCTTGCCTTCCATTCTCATTTCTGATAAAGCTTCTCCCAATCATAGGAGAAGTAATGGCAAGAATCGATCTTTCAGAGAACGAAGAAGTCACAGTAGCTGCCGCAAAAGACGGCCAATCCTATTTCGAGAAGTTCAAAACACAGCGTAGTGACTGGGATGATATTTGGGAAATCTCAGACTACATGGTCAAAGCCGCCCAGAACAGAACTCTGAATGCTTCCGAAAAATCTCGCGGATTCAACCCTTCATGGAGTGATGACGAACGTGCCAATACGGGATCGACGTTATTCTTCCAGCAATACAGACAGCTCGCAGCTCAATTAGCCTCTGTTGCGCTATCAAGAGACGTACCCTTCAAGTACTCACCGATATCAAACACAGCGGTATTCATGTCCACCGAAGATGCCAGCGAACAGGCCGCGCAATGGAACTGTCTCGCAAAGTGGACGCTCAAGCAGGACAAGTTCGCATCCAAGTTCATCTCATTCGCTCACCAGCTTCGCAAGTACGGCAACGTACCCGTACTATTCTACCAGAACCAGAAGTTCGGTAAGACTACCGTAACTGAATCGCAATCCACGTTCACTCCGCTTCCTGATGGATCGGTACAGGAAGTCGAGGGCGAACCCATCGAGAGAGAGATTGAGGTTATCCTTGAGAACTGGCCGTCGTGGAGAATTCTTACGCCCGACTCTGTTTATGCCGATGTCTGGATAGGGGACCTTCAGCATCAGGATTGCGTTATCGTCTCGTCTCTCATGACAAGGGCGCAGATGCTTGGTGAAGTCGCTAATGAGAACTGGAACGCCAAACAGTTTGAACTGGTGACAGATGCCTATAAATGGGACGGCAGCACCAACGCCACGCTCCGCAAACAGAAAATCGAGAATCAGAACTTAACCTCACCCTCTACTGACGCAACCGAGATGTACATGGTGTGGGACGTGTTTCAGAGATGCCCTATCGAGGGAGCAAAGTGGGATGAAGAGTCAGGCGTAAGAGATTTGTACTGGTACACCGTAGTAGGCAACGACATCACGGACGGGATAAAAGTCCGGTTCCAGGAGAACGAGGATGCCGACAACGAAATCCCGATCTACATGATCCACGACATGCCCGATGACGATGATGTCCTCTATCATCTGTCGCAGGCGCAGATAGTCCGGTCAAACTACTCTGTTGAATGTACGATCAAGAACCAGATGCTCGACAACAACTCCGCGATTAACCACCCGTCTCTGAAAGAGATTGAGGGAGAAGTTAGAGGAACTGACAGGAAGTGTGGCCCGAACACTGTCTTAACTATGGATAACGCCAACTCTCTCACCGAGTTCGATGTAAAATCTCTCACGCAGGACAACATAGCTCTTCTGGAAAACATCAAGAACGACACAAAGAGCGCCCTGTCCACGGCAAATAACGTCCTTGGAGAAGCATATGGCGGAAGAACATCTGCACTGGAAGCTGGAAATGCGTATCGCAATTCTGTCCAGCCCCACATGATAACCATTCGCTACATCCTCGAACAGTTCCTAGGTGTCTACGCCAAGAAGATGCATTCCTACTGGGACAAGTTTGCTATGCCAGGACAAGTCTTCGCCATAACAGACGAAGAGCAACTCCGGTCTATCTATCCGGCAAACATGCATGGTGAGTTCGATATCATCATCGATATCATTGACGAGTACGAGGATGACGTAGTACAGAACCAGCGCCTGTTTGATGTCATCAACCTTGCTGGCGGCAACCCTGAAATAGCCAAAGTGGTTGACTTTGCTGAACTCATGACGCAGTACCTGCGGAAAGCCAAGATGGATTACACGAAGATAATCCAGCGTCCTATGGATTTTGATGCGGCTGAAGTTGCTCGCGGCGAGAATAGAGCAATGATCCAGGGCGGCATACCCGCAACCGTAAAGGAAGGTGAGAACCTTACGATACATCTTGCAGAGCATGAGGGTGAAAGGTTGCGGTACAATGGCGTCGAAGACCAGTACCCGAACATAATCCTTCTCGACCAGCACATTTCCGAGACCAAGTTCGCCACGCAACAGGGACCGCAGAGCAGTGGTTCCCCTCCTGCCCCCAACGGCAGCCAGGGCGCTGGAGAAATTGCAGGCAATGAGATTGCCGGAGCAGAGAGAGGATTGCAGTGACCTCGAAAGAGGAGCTCAGAGATGCTGTCTCGGTAATGGAGTGTAATGACTTCAGGCCGATTGCAAAGAGGATTCGGGAGCGACTCGGGCAGAAGGTTCGTAAGTTGATTTCGGGAAGTGATGAAGATGAAAGAAACAGAGGATGGATCGAAGCGTTGGAGTGGTTCACAAGACTACCGACGGATATACGGAAGGAGATTGCCGATGGAGTGAAAACCGACGGTGATGATAAGTAATTCAATGAAACGAGGAAATTATGCCAACTGAGAACTCTCCTGAAGTGGACCCCGACACGGGACTCCCTACTGAAGGACTCGAAGAAGGACAAGAAGCAGTAGAAGGCGAAGAAAAGCCATCGGAAGTCGAAGTATTGGAAAAGAGGTTTAAAGATGCTCAGGCGAAGATAACAGAGCTAGCTACGGCAAACGCGGAACTCACCGGAAAGGTCTCCGTGTTGGCTCAACCTGAACCTGAAGTGGCTGAAGACCCCTGGGGTGATATTGATGAAGAGGAAGCGGTAGCGAATCCTATGATACTCGTTGATCGCGCCAAGAAGGCAAATGCCATGTTAACACGTGACATTGTTGGTGTGCTCAGAGAGTTCAGGGCGGAGTTCGGAGGCATGATTGAGAAGAATAATCCAGAGAGGCTCGCGATGAAGACAGTGATCGACGAGTTGAAGCAAGACCCAGAATTTGCGGGGCTTGATGATGGGGTTCTTCTCAAGATTGCGAAAAGAAATGCCAGAGTGACTCCTGTAAAGGAAGTCGTGAAAGCATCCGGCGCTCCAGGTAATGGAACACGTATCTCGGAAACTTCAGCAGCGGAAACTGGCGATGTAAGAAAATCGTCATTGTATCAGGAAATATACGGAGACAAGTTCGATGACAGCGGAAAAGAAAGAAAATAAGCGGAAGCCGGCCCCTACGAATATTTCGATAGGACTCCCTGGCCGAGGCGAGCGCAAGGCGATTTTAACCCGCCTTGATGAAGACAACCCTGAGTTCGTTCATATGTACCAGAGGCCCGAAATTCTCTCGGATAAAACCGGAGCGTTTGAATGGGAACTGGAGTCGAGGGGCCAGGAGGTGGTTATGCGTGAGGATGGTAAGCCCTTACACCACAGAGGCGATCCTGTAGTTCGTGTATCGAGGAAGGTCTTCGAGGAAGCACGGAAGCAGGAAGGAGACTTCAGCCGTGAGCAGGTTGAGACGGTTGTGAAACCACAACGGTCAACTGTGAAGCGGAGGGAGAAGGAACAAATAGAATAAAGGAGAAGGAAAATGGCAACATTCACAGATGGCATGTTTGGTGCTGAAGTTGTTGTTCCTGGAGCCGCTAAGATGGTGGAAGACACTTATCTCGGTGACGGGTCAACAACTCTTACCAAGGGTGACATAGTATGCATTAACACTTCCGGTTACATAACGGACGCTAACATTGCTGGTACTGCTGCTGGCGATGTTCACGGGATGGTTCTCGTGGACACATACGCCACTGTAGCGGCAACGAACAGTCAGTATGTTCCTATCTGGAAGTTTGCGGGTGACACGGTTATTGCGTTGCAGCTTTACGCTGCCGCAGGAGCCGACGCACAGCCGCAAGACCTGACCATTGGGGTTGGGTATCGCCTGAAGAACCAGTCCGCAGGGATATGGGGTATCGACGTTTCACACGCCGATGGCTCGCTGATCTACTGTGGTATTCCGAGTACGAAGAAGTGGTTTGACTCGGACTTTGATGCCGATAAGAACTTCGGTATCGGTTACTTCAGAATCAACCAGTCCGTCCTTGACGGCTACGCAGGATAAAGGGGAATAATCATGGCTACAGTAACAGCATCAGCAGACAGCGTGACATACTCCCGCCCTGGAATTCATGTGCCTGAGAACTTCGCGGCAGTGCTCGCGACTGGTCTCGACGATGTGTTCAAGAGGGAAATGGAGCGGCCGCGTGAGGGTATGCAATTCTTCATGGTTAAACCTATGAAGAAGGCGACTCACAAATTCCAGGCGTATTACGGTCTGGGAACAGTATCGCAGAATCGGGATTCCGAAGAACTGCCTTACGATGAGATGGGTCTCGGATTTGATAACGAACTGGCGGTTAACACCTTCAGAGGCGCTATCAAGATCGAGAAGCAGCTAAAGGAAGATGAACTCTACGGAGTCATCTCCGGACGACAGGAAGAGTTGGTGGAATCCGAAAGGCTTTCACGCGAACTCGTTCTGGCTGACGTGTTCAATCGTGCTCTCGGAGCAAGCGGTGCGCCGTTTACTTGCGAGGATGGCATGTACTTCATTGACTCGGATCGCCCTAACGCCTTCAAGCGTGCGGGAACCTGGGACAACCTGGAGTCTGCCAGCGCGATCACACCGAACCAGATATTCGATGTGCAGCTTAACTTTGCCTCTAATCGCGATGAACGCGGTCAGTTGGCTCCGATTAAGATGTCTCACATCATCGTTCGGCCGACCGACGAGAAGACTGTATGGGAAATCCTTAATTCTGATAAGCGTCCTTACGACGCCCAGAATGCGAAGAACTTCCAGTATGGCCGCTTCGAGGCTATTGTCTACAACATGCTTACCACTGCAACGGCGTTCTACGTCGCAGCTCCTGGTGGGTTCAAGTCTGCAAAGAATGAACTCATCTTCGGAGACAGGGTAAGTCCTCAGTTGGAGACATGGACTACAGACGGCGGAGACGTTACTCACCAGAGAATACGGACACGATTTGGCACAGCGTGTAACAGACCGTATATTTGGCGCGCACATACGGTCAGTTAGGCAACAACAAGGTGAACCCTCAGACCCTTCGGGGTCTGGGGGAACCCTCAAACAAAGAGGTGGACACATGACTACGAAGAAAACAGAGAATAAAGAAGAAGTAAAGAAGACGGACAGCGGCCTTGCCGCGAAGGTGAGGAAACTGGAGGCTACAGTGAAGACTGTGATTCGCGCATTGGAAGTGCAGTTCGGAATCGACTTGGATCTGGACGGCAAGGTTGGTGGAGTGCGTATCGCATTGCTGGCATGCCTCTGTATCGCGTCACTAGCATTCGGCGCGGAAGTTGTCAGGCAGAACCAGTCCGGTACTGCGATGATTACTTTCGGTCAGGATTCCGACGGTATTCCGAACGGTGATATGACACTTGCGGGTAGTCTTACCACTGGCGCGACTAAGGGAACTGTCAATACTCTCACCGGACTGAGCGGAGTGGAGTACGTATATGGCAATATCCATCAAGTTACGCTGACTTGTGCGGCGATGCAGCTCATTACGATGGACAGCGCGACTATAGGGGTACACGGCGGCACTAACGTCTATACCTTCCCTGAAGGACTGATAGCCAATCTCGGCGCGGTCATTGACGGTGCGCTTACAAGCCCAGGCGCAGCATGGTCTCTGACGAATTGGGTTGGCGACGTGGCTCTTGGGACGGTCGTAGCGACGACCAACGCAACCCCAATGACTACCACTGAACAGGACATCCTTCAGAATACTGACATTGCTGCGGCTGTGGACTTAGTGGGAACTGCCGACGCGATCTCTATTGCGACGATTCTGACGGAATCAGGCGCAAGGTGGCTCGATGGAACTGCGGCTGCTAAAAGTATGTGGTTGAATTTCCTGATGGACGAGAATGCCGCGAACGAGGACTCCGCGACCAACTTGTTCACCGGAACTATCGAATTCAGTTACATCTTACTTGGCGATAACTAACAACAATCAACTAGCGCGGGGGAGTGGGAAAGCCCTGCCTCCCGCTGCTTTAAGGAGATAATATGAAACTCACTCATTTACTTATTTCAGCAGCGTTGATTGCTGGTATGTCTTTTGCTGGAGCAGGCGATATTGATTACATACAGATAGATGTCGTTGATACGGTTACTAATGTCGCTTCAGCCACTACTGATACAGGAACTTCTACTCGGAAAGTTTCCGGATGGATTGACACGATCATAATTAACTTGTCAGGTCATGCGACTCCAAACGTGGATATCGACATTACCACAACTGGAATTCTCGGAACACGGACGCTGTTCAGTATTGATGACATCGCTGCTGACGGTATCTACCCTGTTGTGGATTTGGCTACTACTACAGCAGGAGTGGACATTGCGGCTACGCCAGCACGCTTGCCGATGATAGGTGATATCATCACTGTAAGCGTGTATGACTCTGACTCGCTCACAAATGTCAATGTCTCTGCATTTTTTGTGATACGTCCAGTACCGTAAAGGGGGCATCATGAGTCTCAATACACAGGAGATATTTGATACTGTCGCATCGAAGTACGGCGCGACGGCAGAACACGAGAAATTCGTGCAATGGTTCTTTCTCGCTCTCACAAGGATCGGCAATGATCTGGCTTCCAGCAAAGTCGGTATAAGCATAACGATACCTACAGACCTGGAAACAGATATAGATTGCGACGATCACTATTTCGGTACATTCCTGGATGGACTTAATCTGTACATTCAGGAGTCCGGAATGTGGGGCAGCGATGAATCAAACACTCTTGAGGTACGCTATGAGCGTGATCTCAGGAAGGCACACACACACTACATGGGTACGCAAACTGTGTACACAGGAATAAATGGTGCTTAAAAATGGCAGACATAGATTATTCTAATATCCTCAATCTACGTAACGCGGTAATCGTAGGAGAGAAGCGACCAGGGCTTACTACAGACTCGGAAGTCACCCTACTGTGGCCTAAGATAGCACAGGGAACGACTGAAGGTGCTGCTGATTGGGCTAGAGCCAATCGAGTGACCATGACTGCCTTCGAGGTTGGGCAGAACACCTTCGACGGGTTATGGCGTTCTGTAGAGATAGAAACCGAACCGAACAAAGACCGCGGATTCTCCCTATCGCATACATTCAGATTCGGGTACGCAACAAGTCTTTCTGAGGATGAGGCACGGTTCGGTAAGATCGAGGCTGGAGTACAGAACGAGACTCTTCGACTCACTCGCGTATGGAACAATTTAGATAACAAGGCTGTAGATGCCATTGTAGTTGCAACAGCATTAAGCAAGACTGTCACCAATCCGAAAATTGAAGGTACGGAAAAGACTGGAGTCTTCACTGTTGTTGATGTATCTGGAGAAACTGCTGACGATGGTTCCGGAACCGTTTCACAGACCTTTCTGACTCCATACGATACTGGTGTCGTACTGTCGTATATGGAGAACTGTGACATTCAGGTTGATATCACGTTCTACCATGATTACACCAAAGCGGAAGTTGAGGCTCTGGACACTTCTTATGCGCTTTCCGCAACTGGAGTTACTGTCAGAATTCAAGTGCTGGCTGTAGACCCTGCAACCGGTCTCTATGATGTTATCGTCACAACCCGTACACGGCAGTATCGCCCGTATGATGTGAGATATTCCGTTTATTCCAACGACGCTTACACACAGACTGATGAGCGGCTTGGAGTGTATGCCGACACCTACATACCCTCAATTTACGGGGCAAAACAGGGACAACTTTACCGCCAGCAAGTGCAGATTAAAGACGATTGCACGAAAGATGTAACTACTGACTTTACCACCTCTCGAACGGACGCCATTTATTTCGGTTCGCGTCGAACCCAGTTCTCGCATACAGATGAAGCTGTGTACGCCAACTGGCGCACTTTGATAGCCGCCCCGACCCCCGATAGTGGTGTGTACGACGCGACCAACCAGCTTAAACCTGACGGGACTTACAACTCGCGATTGGTATATACCGTTGGAGTGAACTCAGGAGAAGCGTGTTTTGTTACATCTCGCTCTGGGACCGGAACCGCCGACGAAATTCTCTATAAGTCGCGTACATCGCAGATCGGTGCACCTCCATCTGATCAGGGTGGAGTATATTCTGCAAGAAACAGCCTCGGTGAGGACGGTCTGTATGATGCCTCGCTCGTTTATAAACGATCCGTCGAAGCATCAGTGTCTGCGGTTTCCCGAAGAACCCCATTCAAGCTGACGAATGGAGCTATTTACGATAACAGCAGAGACCCTCTTGTAGCTCCTACCACAACCGCTGGAGTTTATTCCGCATCGCAGCGAATCAACGAGGATCTGACCTACAGTGGATCATTGACGTACGAAGTAGGAGTGAACTCTGGAGAAGCGTATTTTGCTACATCTCGCTCTGGGACCGGAACCGCCGACGAAATTCTCTATAAGTCGCGTACATCGCAGATCGGTGCACCTCCATCTGATCAGGGTGGAGTATATGCAGCGAACAACAATCTTGGCAACGATGGATTGTACGACGCCACTCTGGTCTACAAACGATCCGTCGAAGCATCAGTGTATGCGGTTTCCCGAAGAACCCCATTCAAGCTGACAGATGGAGCATTGTACGATAACAGTAGATCACCTCTTATTGCTCCGGATGCAACGGCAGGAGTTTACTCCGCATCGCAGCGAATCAACGAGGATCTGACCTACAGTGGATCATTGACGTACGAAGTAGGTACGAACTCAGGAGAAGCGTGTTTTGCAGCGGGAGTTGCCGCCCTTGAGAATAGGGATTCGATTCTCTATAAGTCACGCACGACACCAGTTAATGCTCCACCAAGCAACTCTGGAGGGATCTACACTTCCAATAACAACCTTGGCGACGATGGACTGTACGACGCTACCTTGGTATATCAAGCCAGTGTTCCGGCGCAAGTCAATTTCACTTCTTCGCGGACACCGTTCCGCTTGGAGAATTCGCTAGTTTACGAAAATTCTAAGACGGCAATAGTTCCAAAAGCATTAGTTGCTGGAGATGTTGGAGTCTACAGGGCGTCTAACCGTTTCAATCCCGATGGCACATTTAACGGATCACTCACCTACGCTTGCGGTACCAATTCAGGTGAGGCAAAATTCCTAGTTACCGATAGAGCTGACTCCCAATCCAGCGAAATACTATACAAGAGCAGGACGAGCCCTGTTGGGGCGATTGCCGATGGCACAGGATACGTGTATGAGGCTAGGAATAGTCTCGGTGACGACGGACTGTATGATGCTTCCCTGGTCTACAATGCTTCAAAGCCTGTTCAAGTGGCTGCTCGTACAGAGAATAATTGGCTTACTGACGAACATATTCTTCTCTATAAAAATGCCGTAACTATTCCTAGCATTCCGCCTGTTGAATGTGCCGGAACCTACAAGATGCTTGGAGTACGACAGAACGCGGACAGCACTTATGATGCTGCTCTGATCTATAATTCATCCAAGAAACGCGAATTTATGACTGCATTCACGGATCAAAGATCAACAGTCTATTTATACCGATATGAAAACAAGCGGGAATTAGACTTTCCTGCTGTATCTCCGTACTCTCACAACACGGTTTCCGGTATATCATTGAACCCTGACCAGACCTATACCTTTAGTGTTAGGTCCAAGAGTTTGGTAGGGACCGGAGGAGTGCAGATATGGGATGATTCGGATGCTCAAGTATATCTCAAGAGGGCTGGTTCTGACGGAAAGCATTACTACTTCAGTAAGCTATTCACCACTAACAAAACCGAAGCGGAAAAATTTATCTCTGGAAACGGAAAAAGCGATTACGGGGAAGAAATAGAAGGCTCGACCATTGTTGGGTATTACGATTCGCACGTAACAAATTACAGTTGGCAGGGGTCTAATCGCTTTATTTCAACCCGCGTTGATTTAATGGAGTAACTATGAGAGTTTTTGGAATAACGCATCAGAACTGCGGGCTTGGTATTTATGCCAACATTCTTTCCGAAATGCTTGGAACTAAAACTGAAGATATTTTTCGCGTGTTGTGTGACGGCATAGCGCCCAGCGATTCTATTCTTGTCATGGGAGCTAATGGTCCGTTCTGCTTTGACGGAGAGAAAGTCATCATTCCGTTTTGGGAGTACCACGGGAACATAAACTTGTCGCCAATAAATAAT